GCGAGCCCCCCTTGTACCCGTTACCCGTCGTATGATGCAAAAATAGCCGTTACTAGATTCGATTTACCTTCACTCTCATTTTTATAGCCGTTACTAGATTCGATTTTTCGATTTACCTTCACTCTCATTTATGAAGTATATAAGCAATTGTTTCCATCTCATATATGTTACCTCGGATGCTACCATGTCCACCGAATCCGACGATGACGTGTCCGCCAATGTCAAGAATCAGCTCTACCGATGGAGTGTTCTTTGGTATCCTCCTCTTGATGACCCTGTTAATGCCCACACCTTTGTCAAGAGCGCTCTTGATGCGATTAACGCGAAGTATATCTTTCAACTCGAACGGGGCTCCAAGAACGGAAAGCTCCACTACCAGTGCTTCATCAACTTGAAGGACAAAAAACGATACCGAGGAGATTTGGTTAAGACTCTAAATGCCCTCGGAATGACTAAACTAACCGCACGTAACGTAAAACCGTGTACCCAGTATGGCCACCATGCCTTGGCCAATTACTGTATGAAGGAAGACACTCGCGTGGCTGGTCCATGGGCTGACCGCATCATCTACCTCGCTAGGGATCTTTGTTGTATGGCGAATCCGAAGCCCTTCCAGCAGAAGATCCTCGACTCCATCCAGACCGAACCCGACGACCGCACTATCAACTGGGTCTACAATCCAGAGGGGAACGGCGGCAAGTCCAAGCTGGCCAAGTATATCGAGCATTACAAACTCGGCATCACCGTTGAATTTGGCACTCCCCAGCAGATTAAGTCAGCGCTTATTGTTGAGGGTCCTCAGCGCGCCTACCTGGTCGACATCCCTCGTACTATCGGCAAGGCCGAGTCTGTTAATGATGTAATCAACGTTCTCGAGCACCTGAAGAACGGGCTCGTTAAATCCTACATGTATGGCAAGGCTGCTAAGATGTTCATGGAACCACCTCATGTCTGGGTATTTTCCAACATGCTCCCTGACCGCACCCGTCTCAGTCAAGACCGCTGGCAGATTTGGCAGCTTTCTACATTCGATACACTTTACCGGATTTGAACAAAAACAAGCCAAACAAGCCAGAATATATATATATAGTGGATCACTGAGCGAAGCGATATCACAGCGCGAGCGCCTTTGATCCACCCCCCGCCTAATTTGATTTTTTACACTATATAAGCATTTGTTTTACCCAAATGTTATCAGCACAATTCACCATGCCTAAGCGCTCCCGCTCCGCCCCCGCTCGCCGCCGCCGCTACCGCCGCCGCACCTACAAGAAGAAGAGGAAGTATTCTCGGCGCTTTCCTCGAGTCCAGCGTATCTCCGCTACTCGCTTTCCCCAGTCCGCCATTGTCAAGCACGTCTACTGCTGCGATGGTACCCTAGCCGTCTCCCAGAACTCGCCGAACAAGGCTCTTCACTTCCATGCAAATGGGATGTACGATCCTGAAGACGCTCTCGGAGGTCACCAGCCCCTCCTATTCGATGAACTTTCAGCCCGCTTCAATCACTACACCGTTTTGGGCGCTAAGATCAGTATCCGCTTTTACAAGGACGAGAAGACCAATGATGACATGGACCCAACCTACCTCACCATCCAGTGTCAAGATGCCCCTCACCAACATCCTACTATCCGCACCGGCCAGAACCTCGTCGAGTACCGAGAGATGCCGGGAGTTAAGTGGGCTACCATGTACAAGAACCAACAGATGGTTACGCTTAGTTCCACATACTCCGCCTCCAAGTTCCACGGGAAATCCAAGCACAACATCGCTGGCGAAGCCGAACTCCGTGGAGATATCGCTCACAACCCTACCGAACGCGCGTGCTTTTCCATCTACGCCTCAGACAAAGAGACCAATGAGGGCGAGACCGATTCCGTAGCTGCTCTCCACTGGGAATGCCGTATTGTGTATACTGCTAAGTGGACCGAACCCAAGCCCCTTACTGCCTCTTAAATATGTACCCGCGAGCCCGTAGGGGCGAGCCCCCCTTGTACCCGTTACCCGTCGTATGATGCAAAAATAGCCGTTACTAGATTCGATTTACCTTCACTCTCATTTTTATAGCCGTTACTAGATTCGATTTTTCGATTTACCTTCA